CTGAAAATCTTCATCGGGGATCTGGAGACCAACCCGCACGCCCAGTACCGGGTGCACCTGTACGGGGTTATCTACTGGCTGGTCAACTTCCCGGCCGTGGTGGCGCTGTTCCTCTTCGCGCCGGGTATCTGGCTCAAGGCTGGCATCTTCATCACGCTCCTCTACTCCCTCTACGCCAACTTTGCCACCGACTACGGCGCGATGAGTGCTGCCATGGCCGTCTACAGGCCGTCGGGAGCCATGCCGGCGATCCCGCTGAACGGGCGCATCAACGGCGACCCGCCCGCGCTCGCCGGGCTGCTGAAGGAGAACACGCTGCTGACCAGGCAGATCAAGGACCAGGCGGATCTGCTTCAGCAGATGCTGGCGGCCCTGAACCCGGATAAACAGCAGGAGCGCTGATGGCGTCAGTGAGTGCCCTCCGCGTTGCGCTGGCGAACACCATCGCCGCGGTCCCCGGGCTGCGGGTCAGCCCCACGTACATCTCGGTGGTGAACCCTCCGCAGGCGGTCGTCATGCCGTCACCCGGGTCGATCGTCGAATGGGTGGCGCTGGGTGACGTGGTGAACTACAACTTCCGCGTGCCGGTGCTGGTGACGTACGCCGAGGATGCGTCGTCGCAGGCGGCACTGGATGCCCTGCTCGATGAGTCCAGCAGCACGTCGGTCTTGTCGGTGCTGCGGGCAAATCCGACGCTCAGCGGCGCGTGCTCCTGGGCGATCCCCACGTCGGTGAGTACGTACGGGCTTATGGAGTGGGCTGGTGTCCAGTACTTCGGCACGAATATCATGGTTACGGTGGCGGTGTTATGGCTGAGAGCGGCCCGTCCTGTCCTTCCTGTGGCATCTCAGGCCCGGAACGGCACTGCGCGACGTCGGCGTACTGCAGCTGGTGGTGCTGCCGGGTGAAAGCCTGCAGCACCGTCTTTGACGAGCACGGGCATTCCTACCGAATCCAGGCGGCCTGATGCGCTGGCTTGCAGTTCACCCGGGTCCCAACTTCAGTGTTGCGGATGTCTATGCCGGCTGGGTGGAGTCCTTGCGCGCACTGGGCCAGCAGGTTGAGACGTATAACCTCGACGACCGTCTCAGCTTCTACATCTCGGCGCTGGTTGAGACGGGGATGCACGACGAGGCGGGGCACCCGGCGGTGCGGCAGGCCATGGACCGGGAGACAGCGGTCAGTCTGGCTGCCGAACGGGTGTTCGAGGCGTGTTACCGGTTCTGGCCTGAGGTTGTCCTAGTGGTCTCCTCGTTCTTCCTGCCTTCGCGCCTGCTGGAGGTCATGCAGAACCGCGGGCACAAGATCGTGCTGCTGCACACTGAATCCCCATATCAGGATGAGGAGCAGCTGGAGAGGGCCCAGTTCGCGTCGGTCAATCTGCTGAACGACCCGGTGAACATTGAGAAGTACCGGGCGCTGGGGATGCCGGCTGAGTACATGCCGCACGCGTACCGGCCGTCGCTGCATCACCCCGGCCCGGCTGATCCCCGGCTGGCGTGTGACCTATCCTTCAGCGGAACCGGCTACCCTTCCCGGATCGAGTTCTTCGAGCAGATGGACCTGAAAGGCATCGAGACAATCCTGGCGGGGAACTGGATGCCGCTCTCCGACGAGTCGCACCTGAACGCGATGCTGTGCACCGAGAAAGATGAATGCCTCGACAACGACCAGACCGTGGAGCTGTACCGGTCGTCGAAGGCGGGCATCAACATCTACCGGCAGGAATCTGAGGATCAGCATGCCGGTGAAGGGTGGGCTATAGGCCCGCGTGAGGTTGAGATGGCTGCCACGGGACTGTTTTACCTGCGCGACTCTCGTGGTGAAGGTGACGAGCTGTTCAAGCAGCTGCCGGTCTTCCACGGCCCGCAGGACGCCTCCCAGCAGCTCCGCTGGTGGCTAGCGCATGACGATGCCAGGGAAGTCGCTGCCCAGTACGCCCGCGAAGCTGTCGCGGACCGCACCTTCGACAACAACGCCAGACGGCTGCTGCAGATACTAGACCGGCTCAAGTGACGTCCTTCGTGAACTTTCGCGGAAGGGGCTGGGTGGCGCGGCTTGCCGCTGGCGGGATGCACGCGATGCGATCGTGATGAAGCCTGACGTAGTCCAGGGCAGCTTGAATGATCACCGGGTCGTCGCGCAGATTGCCGATCGCGATGTTGCAGCAGCCCGCGCGTGCAGCGGCCGCAGCTTTTTTTACGGGTATTGCAGCAGGAATGATCGTGATCGACGTGCCAGCCTTGACCGCCAGGAGCATCTGTACGGCAGATGGCGCACCGGCCGTTCTGGCTGGCGAGCATAATCTCCACTTGTTGCAGCGTCAGGCCGTAGCGACGCAGATTAAGGGCGCGAGTGTATCCGGGGTTCTGCTGGCCGTTGAGCTGACGGCGTTCACGCTCATATTCAGTGTGGCAGGGACGGCAGTAAGGATTCGTTGGGCCGCCGAATTGCTCGCGGGGCTTCTTCTTCTTGCACCGGCCGCAAACTCTCCGCTCCAGGCCCGCTTTGCGGGCTTTCTGGCGCTGGGCTGAAGCCTTCCACGCGTGCTGCGGGGAGCAGTACACCGGGCGCTGGCCCGGTTTGAGTTCGTACTCGAACCGGTGATCACCAAAAGGGCAGACGCCCTCAGTGGTAGGCATGATGCCTAGCATACACTAGTAAGGAAGGGCGTGAATCTGCACCATGGCACGTATCCACGGTCAACAGGCCGCCTGAGAGAGCGATCTTTCAGAGTAAACCGCGAGAATTGCTGGGACACCCGAGTCACCTGACAGCGCTACAACGTGGGGCGAAAGCCCGGGCGTGAATGCCGAAAAGCTGCCAGCAGAGGGGCAATCAGCAGCCGAGCCCGCCTGGACCGTTAAGGGCCGACGGGAAGGTTCAGAGACTATGTACGTGGCACCCCACGCGGGTGAAGATATAGTCCGGTCTGCATGGAGACATGCAGAGGCAGGCGGAAACGACCTGCCCGCCCGGCTGCGGCCGGGAGGTAACAGAGCGCGCAATGGAATCGCTTATGTTGGTATCGCCGCGCCGGCGGGGGTGAGCGCGGCGGCGTCCCCGGTTGCCTTCCTGTCGGACTGGTCGGTCAACTTTGCGGTGAACAAGGTTGACGTGACCGCGATGGGTGACAAGAACCTGATCTATGTCGCCGGCCTGCCGGACGCGTCGGGGGACTTCTCCGGTTTCTACGACGACGCCACGTCGCAGACTTACATCAGCGCCACGGATGGCATCCCGCGGAACTTCTACCTGTACCCGAACATCACGGCGGACCCGCTGCAGTATTTCTTCGGGCAGATCCTGCCGGACTTCTCGGTCACTGGCGGTGTCGCAGCTGCGGTGGCGATCAAGGTGACGTGGAACGCTTCGACGTCGATCCAGCGGTACACCCAGTGGGGTGGCTACGTGACCTGATCGTTCAGGTCCCGGATAGAGGAGGCAGGATGCAGTCGATCAACCCGGCGTCGCACTCAGGCGCTTTCTCCCGTGTCATGAGCAAGATGAAGGCACAGCAGCAGGTGTCGCCGTCGGTGCAGGCCACTATCGCTGCGCTGACTGGTGACCCGGCGGGCGGGCTGACGCCGGGTACACCGGCGAAGGGGGAGAGCCTGCCGCCTGAGGAGCTGGGTGACACGGGTGCCCCGGTGAACGATGGCCCTGGCTGACCCGGGGCGCTAGGGAAGGGGCCGGATGGCTGTTCAGCTACCGCCGAACTCCACGGGGACGGTGGTTGATACCCGGTCATACCCGCAGGGGGACCGGCAGGTCGTTGCTGTGGGTGAGCCGGTCCCGGCTGCCCCTTCCCGGGGCAGTTCGGGCCGTGTGCTGTTTGAGGAGCATTTCAGCTCCGGGATTCTCGGGGTGTTCAATGACGGGTGCGGCAGCGCGTCCGTAGATCACAACATCCGGCTCAACGGGCGGCCCACTATCCGCCTGGACCCGCAGGGCAACTCGTCCACGGCGTCAGCGACGGGCGGCAATCAGCAGCTCACTCTGGGTGGTTCACCGCAGACGATCACGGCGTCGTCCAGTTCGACGCTTGTCGGGACGGCGACGTCGGCCGGGACGCCTGTGGTGAAGGCGGCGGGCTGGATTCTGCTGAACGGCCTGTCGGCGTCGGGGCCGACCTCTGACGGGAACTCGTATGTCCTGTCGTACACCTCGGCGGTCATCACCGGGGGTTCGGGGGCGTGGACGGTCACGTTCTCTGGGGTCAATGTGGTCAATCTCCCGGGAACCCCGGCCGCGTCGGTGACTACCGCGACTATCGGCACGGCGGTGATGGCGGTCAACAACCCCAACCCGAACCCCACCGGCTCGCCGCTCACCTCGGGAGTCGTATTCAAGCGCAGGCTGGATGATCAGTTCTCGGGGAAGTTCGGTCACGAAGTCTGGTTCCGCCCGACGAGCAAGAGCGCCGCCACCTCGGCCACTTCCGTGTTCTCGGTGTCCCTGTATAACCGGGATGGCTCGTCGTTCTGGGCGGCCCGGTGGATGCCGCAGCTGGCTATCGGCATGTTCCCTGCGGGCGGGGTGTGGAACAACGACAATCAGCTGCACTGGTTCGTGACGGGAACCTCGACTGCAGGCTTTGTCTGGCAGCCGCTGGGGTTCGCAACCCGCACGGGCTATAGCCAGCATTCCTGGGATCCGGTGGCGGGCAGCTGGGATCGCGCCGGCGGATGGAACTACTGCAAGATCATCGCGAACTTTGCCACTCAGCAGTACGTGTCCATCCAGGTGAATGAGACCGTCTACACCAGCGGTGTGACCGGTACCGCCCTGTACCAGGGTGTAGGTGACACGGGTGCCAAGATGATGCACTTCTCGACCGAGCTGGCCATGGCGCAGTCGGCCACCCGGCGCTTCTGGAACGTGGGCATGTACCGCGGGACGATGGAGTAAAGGTGGCACGCAAGCATCTGGTTAACCTGATGCAGGTCCTCGGGATCACCGGCCTGTCGCAGGCCACCTCGAACGTCATCACTACCACCGGGAACAGCCAGGAGTTTTACGAGTTCGCTACCGCGGACGCCACGGTTCTCTACATTGACTGCAGTGCGACCTCCGGCGCCCCGAACGTGGCCCTGAAACTGCTGGAACGTGATCCGGCGACGGGGGTCTTCAACGACAGCGGCACCACGTTCGCGGCCGTCACGGGGGTGACCTCGGTGCCTCAGCGTGTGGTGGTAGATCCCTGTTACGCCGAGGCGTATCAGCTTTCGTGGACCTTCACGGGATCAGGGTCGGCCACCATGTCGGTGGTCGCGCTACTCGTCCTGCGGGACTGAGCGGGGAAGGGTTGCCATGGTCTGGGCTATCACCGCAGCGGGGGACTGCTCGCCGGAGCTGGAGCAGGAACTGGCGGGCCTGATCGCTGAGATTCTCGCGGAGAAAGATTTTGGCGTGACCGCCACCCATATGGGTGGCGTGTCGGTCAACGGGCCGCTGAAGGTGCCGCCGGCGACCGTGAAGGCAACGTCGGTGCCGGGGCCTGCCGGCGCTTAGCCGGTTTCCCAGTCGGTGAACACCAGGTCGTGCGCGTTCTCGGCGCCGGTGTTCACCCGGGCGTGGAGCCGCCCGCCGTTGCGCAGGGCGGCGATGATCTGCTCCCCGGTCAGCACGTTCAGGTCGAGCATGATGGGCTCGTCTGAGAGCCAGCCGGGCAGCTCCACATAGAAGCGGCCCCGGCGGACGTCGATGGTGCGGATGAGGACCTGGGTCCGCCAGGGCCTGCTTTCTGCGGTGTGCCCGTCATCCTCATTCACGACGGGCTCCGTGACGCATGATGTGATCCTTCAGATCCTGGGGGTCTGAGCAGGTCCAGGCGCTCGCGCCCGGGTACAGGCTGCACCCGTCGCAGACGATCCGCCCGTCTTTCTCCTTGCGGACAGTCATGTCATCTACGGGCACGGCGGCGCTCCAGTTCGGGGAGGTCTCGTTCCCAGGCGGCGAGGAACGTGGCGCCGTTGCACCGGAGAATGCGCCTCGCCTTGTTTTCGGTGCGCCTGCCGTTTCCGTGGTAGCGGAGCATCATGAGCGCCCGATCCCGCCGCCGCTGCGGTGGTAGGCGCGGGTCATGCGCTCTGCCGTGCGCTCGTTCATCCAGGTGCCGTGGACGGCCCTGGTGTTGGCCATGTCGAGGCCGAAGGTGACGCCGGTCCTGACCAGCCTGTTGCCGAGGGACTTCATCAGGAAGCCGGTGGCGTCGAAGATGAGCAGCCACAGGATGAGAGTCCACGGCATGGCGTGGGCGAGCGGGTGGGCGGCGTGTTTCGCGGGAGGGTGGGCGGCGGCGCTGCTCAGGGATGTCCAGAGGACCAGGATGGTGAGCAGGGCTGAGGGGGCGAGGATGCCCCAGCCTATGAACCAGAGCCTGCGGCCTATGTTTGCGTATCTGACGTACCACGGCATGTGCGGGCCTTCCGGGGGGGCAGTTCACGCGATGCGCGTGCTGCATCAAGTGTAGCGCACAGTATCGAAAGGGTCAACTTGGCTGATCAGCGGGCTGAGGCAGACCTCCGGAAACTGCAATGCGAAACCGAGGGCGTGGACCCGGCCGAGACCCTCGCCTTCCTGGGCGACTCGTACGAGATGTCCATGGAGGGCGGCCTGGTCGCAGTGCTGCGCTTCGCCGCCCTCGCCACCCGGGACAAAGACAGCGAGGACGCCGGCAACAGCTTCGCCGAGCTGATCGCCACCCACAAGTTCCTTTCCGAATGCCTCTGCCCGGAAGACTGGCCCTTCTTCGAGGAAGCAGCCATCACCGGGAAGGCCGGGGAACAGGAGGTGAGCCAGGCAGCCCGGCGGGCCGTCGAGATCCTGACCGCCCGGCCCGCCCACGCGGGCATGCGGCTGCTGGCGTGGGCCGCCGCGAACCTCGGTGAACTGGACGGCCAGCTGCTGCGCAGCACCGGCACCCCCATGGCGGACCTGTCGGCCCGGCAGCTGTGCAACATCATCTTCGCCGCGCGGCTTGAGGGAATGGACGAGGCGGACCGCAAGGAGTTCACCGAGGACCTGAACGCCGAGGTGACTGCGTCGCAGAAGGCGCTGAGCCTGGCCCAGCAGCGCACCAGGCAGATGCAGGCGGAGACCCCTTCCGGGGAAGCGCCGCCCGCACAGGAAGAAGCAGTGCCGGAGACGACAGCTGGTTACCTGCGCAAGCTGACCGGGGACACCGGCGGTGACTTCTCTGTGGTACTGGACGAATGAGGCAGGCGGATGGCGGACATCAAGTGGAATCAGGCCGCTGAGCAGGCCTTCCTGGCTGAAGTCGCCGCGGTTATCCTGCCGGTGGTCACCCGGGAGGTCTACACGATCGCTGAGGCTATCGCCCCGGTGAAGGCCAAGCCGGCCAGCTACAGTGGCGGTCCCCTGCCCGGCAAGCTGAAAGCGTCGGTCCGGTGGGAGCTGGGCTCCGACGCGGCCGGCCCCTACGGGGATGTCCGGGCGCTCTGGTACGGGAGGTTCCTGGACCCGAAGGCCCGCCAGATCCGTTATCTTCACCCGTTCCTGCCCAGCGCGCTTTACATGGGCGTGCAGGGCCGCAGGTATTACCTTTAACTCCGCCGCAAGGAGATCTGCATGCCGCCACGCCGCAGCGCCGCTAATGGCTCGCGTCCCCGGGCAGCAGCACGGCCCAGGCCGGCTGCTGTGCCGGGGACTCTCACGTTCCTGGGTGAGACGTACAAGCTGGACACCAAGGTGGGGATCTGGCCCCTGATGCAGTTCGCCAGGGCCGCCGAATCGGGGCTGGACACCGCGGACGCGCGGGGCCTCGCTGCGGTGCATGCGTTCCTGCAGGACGTCATCGACCCGGACGACTGGGGACGCTTCCAGGAGGACATGATCATGAAAAAGGTCGACGACCTGTCCGAGCTGATCGGCACCGCCCAGCAGGCGGTGACCCAGCTGCTGGAGAGGCAGGCCAAGCCCGCCCGGGCTGAGATCGTGGAAGCAGGCGAACTGTAGCAGCGGGGAACTGAGACAAGGGACGGAGGTGGTCAAGAATGCCTGGAGGGTATGCACTCGCTGAGGCGTTCGTCCGTATCCGTCCTGACGCGACAGGGTTCCGGGCTGAGGCCACGGCGGCGATCAAGAGCGCCGTGGCGGGCCTTAAGGCTGCTATCCCGATTTCGGTTGAGCTGACTAAGACCAGCGTCGCGGCCATGCGGCAGACGGTGAAGACCGCGCTGGCCGGGGTGACCGGCAAGATTGATGTGGGGGTGTCGAAGTCCAGCCTCACGGCCATGCGCGTGGCGGTGAGCAAGGCCCTGGCGGGGCTGCTGGGTTACATCGATGTCCGGGTGACCAAGGCCAGCCTGGTGCAGGCGCGCGTGGACATCAAGGACGCGCTGAATACCGTGTTCCCCATCAATGTGCGGGTGACCCAGACCAGCCTGGCGGCGCTGCGCCGTGACGTGAAGGCTGCGCTGGATGGCGTCAGTGTCAAGCTGGCTGGGCTGACTGCGCTGCAGGCGGGCCTGGCGAAGATCACGGCAGCTTCGGGTGGGACGGGCCGGGCGGGGAACAACCTCATCGCGATCTGGGGCCGGTGGGGTGGCCTGACCGCGAACGCCATTCACTGGATCATCACCGGCTTTCTTGAGCTGGCCGCGGTTATCGTCCCGGCCACGGCGGCAGCGATAGCGTGGGCTGCGGTGTGGCTGCAGGGCACCACTAATGTGGTGACGCACATCAACTCGGTGTACACGGCCACTGAGGCCATGGCGAACATGTCGCATGTCACCGCCGGCCAGATGCTGGGACTCGGCAACTCCCTGCAGAAAGCCCAGGACGCCGCGAACCCGGACGTGTACCAGGCGCTGGGCGGCGCGATTCACCTGGTCAACCAGCAGTCGGGTGCTTTCGTGAAAGCGGGCCTGGCAGCCGGCAAGGTGTTCGACACGTTCGTGGCGAAGCTGAACTACGACTTCTCGAAGGCCGGTGGCGCCGGCAAGACCATGGGCAAGATCTTCGCCAACATGGTTCCCGACCTGGTGAAGATCGGGCAGGTGTTCGGGAACCTGGGGCATGCCGCCGGGCTGGTAGCGGGCTCGATGCCGGGGCTGGCTGAGGTGCTGCTGGGGTTCGTGTCCATGATTACCCGCGGCATCAATGACGTGGTGACTTTCGCCAACAAGATCACGTTCATGGGCCACAATATTTTCTTCCTCGCCATCGCTGTTGAGGAGTTCATGCGGTGGGGTGGCCTGATGGTCAACCTGATGGGCAGGATGGGTATTGCCACGACGGATCTGGGCACGCGGCTGTTCAGCTGGCAGAAGCTGTCGGGAGTGTTTAAGTCGCTGGCGCTGGCCATTCCTAATGCTGCTGCGGCGATCGTCGGCGGCCTGGGTGGCCTGCTCGCCAAGCTTGGCGCTACCGGGTCGAAAGCCGAAGCGGCGGGGCTTCACATGCAGGGCCTGGCCACGAAGATGGAAACGGTCCTGGCTGACATCCCGCTATGGCAGGTCGCGGTTGGCGTGGTAGCGGTGGCTGCGCTAGGTTTCCTGATTTACAAGATAGTCACGGCTAAGTCCGCTGCGCAGAAGTTCGCGGATTCTCTGCAGACCGTGGTTAACAAGGCCACCAATCTGCAGGTGCTGACGGTCATTGCCGATTCCATGACCGTGCTCCAGAGCAAGATCCAGAATAACAATGCGGCGATCACCAGATGGACGGGATCTATTCAGCAGGCTGGCGCGTGGGCGACTAAGGCGGGGGTGTCGGTCGGGAAGTCTGGGCTGCCTTACCAGGCCCTGGCCCAGAACATCAGCAACGCCGCTGACGCCAACCGGACGTTCAGCGCCGCGCAGCGGCAGCTAGCGGGCGAGTCGATTAACGTGCTGGCCAACTCGGCGATGCTGGCCAGGGAGTATCACACGACGATTCCCGGGGCGATGGCGCTGGCGCAGGAAGCGGGCGTGAAGCTGACCGGCAACATCCGGGGCCAGGGTGAGGCTGCGTTCATCGCCCGGCAGAAGGTCGCGAACCTGGTACAGGGTTACAACTCGATGGGCCAGCCGCTGAGTGTCGTCGGCAACGACATGACGGCGGTGGCGATCGCGGCGGGGGAGCAGAACAGCAAGATTTCCCAGGTGACGCAGGCGTGGACGTCGTTCATGCAGACCCTGACCACTGGCACGAATGATCTGGCGGGGTTCCAGAATTCGCTGAAGAACCTGGTCGCGGGCACGGCCAGCTTCGCGCACAACCTGGGCCGGGGCGGCGGCGGCCTGACCGGGGCGGTGCAGCAGTTCGCGGCTGACCTGACGAACTCGGGGAAGAAAGGCTCGCAGGCG